ATCCGAGGAATGGCGAGTACTTCTGATTTTGATCGCGCGGGCGATTCTATTTCAGCTGACGCATGGACTAAAGGTGGATTAGAGAATTTCGAGAAGAATCCTATTATTCTTTTCAATCATGATTACAACCGACCTATTGGAAGAGCTACTGGTTTAAAAAGTACTTCTAATGGATTGGAACTTACTGCGAAAATCAGTAAGGCCGCTAAAGATGTAGCGGAGTTAGTTAAAGACGGTGTGCTTGGGGCCTTTTCTGTTGGTTTTCGAGTCAAGGACGCTGATTATTTAGAGGAAACCGACGGATTAAGAATAAAGGACGCTGAGTTGTTTGAGGTATCGGTAGTATCTGTACCGTGTAATCAATCAGCTACTTTTTCACTAGCGAAATCTTTTGACTCTATTGCAGAGTATGAGGATTTCAAAAAAACTTTCACTATTAGTGACGGGACGCAAGTCCAAAAGGAGATACAAATGTCTGAAGAGACAAATCAACCCGTTGACTTGGAAGCTTTTGCTAAAAAAGTAGCTGAGGAAACTGCTGCTAAAATTGCAATGAAGCAAGCCGAGCAAAAAGCGGCCGATGAGGCTGTACAAAAAGAAGTTGAGGAGAAAGCTGTTGCATCTGCAGAAGCTCAAGCTCAACAGGACTCACAAGTCCAATCAGCAATCGTAACTGGCATTGAGTCAGGTGCAGAAAGACTTATGGCTGATGTCGAGTCTAAGATGTCCGAAAAGGACGCGCAGATCGATGAAATCATGAAGCAACACGAAGCTGACCTCAAGGAGAAATCTGATGAGATTGCTAAAATGCGCGATTCCAAGCGTGTTTTTGAAAATCGTGGCGGAAGTGATATTACTAAGTGGGGCAAAGACCTGCTTGGTGCTCACATTCTTGGAAAGATTGTTCGTAAAGGCTGGGATACTGCATATGGACAGGATGTCTTGCAGAAAGCTGGCGTAACTTATGACGCTACTACTGCAGCTGGTATTGACGTAAGTGTTTCTCAGGCATTCGAAGAAGAAGTACGTTTGGCGCAGAAGGTTGCTCCTCTCTTCCGAGAAATCCAAGTGGCTTCAGGCGCAACGGTACTGCCGATCGCTCCTGACACCGAGAACGCAAACTGGAATAACACCGGTTTGGAAACTGCTAATAACCTTTTGGAAGAAGCGGGTGCATCGGATAACAACTATAATGTTAACCGAGTATTGCTCCAAGCTTTCCGTTTGGTTTCTGGTACGTTTATCGCGAATGACACAGACGAGCAAGTAGTTATCAGCTTATTGCCGATCATTACTTCTGCTATTGCACGAGCACACGCAAAAGCTATTGATGCAGCTATCATGAATGGTAACTCTAGCTTTGTAGGCCTTGTAGGTGGAGCTGGTACTGACGGTGCTGGATCTTTCTTGGCAGCAGATTCTGCTGTTGTAACTGATCCGGATGCCTCTGGTTCATCTGATGCGATTACAGGTGCTAACCTGTTGTCAATTCGTTCAGAAATGGGCAAGTACGGCATGAATCCTGCTGATGTAGCATACATCGTTGGTATTGACCAGTACTACAATCTCATCTCTGATGCAGCCTTTGCCGATGTTTCACAAGTTGGTTCCGAAACAGGAATGAAGCTTGTTGGTCAAGTTGGAAGCATTTACGGTTCACCCGTAATCGCTACTGATGTACTTGCACAAGGTACTAAAGAAGCTGGAGCCTTCACAGGTACAGCTGCTGCTGCAGTTAACGTACGAAACTATGTTATCCCCCGTCTGAAGGGTGTTAGCATTGAGACTGACTACGAAGTAGCTGGTCAGCGCACGGCTATTGTTGCCGCTCAATCACTCGGATTTAACGAGCTGGTTGCTGGCGTAACCAACAATGAGCCTGCAGTACGAATCGAGTATCAGTAATCGATAATACTGATTATCTCGGTAATCATAGAAACTGGGGGAGGATATCCTCCCCTAAGTTTTTACTAATTGACCTATGGCTAATTTAATAACATTACAGGAGTATAAAACGGCAGAGGCAATAACTCAGCCGAAGGATGATGCTCGCCTAAATGTATTAATACCTTCAGTAAGCCAATTAGTAAAGTCTTATTGCGGAAATAGTTTTGTAGACTATTTTTCTAGCAACAAAACTGAAACATTCACCATTGATTGGGGCACTCATGTTATTCAATTAACAGAGAGTCCTGTAAATGCTATAGTAAGCGTACAAGAAGCCCAGTCTTATGGGGGCGATTTTACTACTCTTACCACGACTAATCAACAATATGCGTTGAATACAGCAACTGATTGTATTTATAGAACCACAAATTCAGGATACCAAAACTGGCCCGTAGGTGTAGAGACAGTGAGGGTAGTATATACAGCAGGGTATAGTACGATACCTGGGGATTTAAAACTTGCAGTGCTTGACTTAGTTACTTACTACTTAAAAGATGAGCACAAGTTAAGACAGTCTATAGCAGGTGCTAGTTTACAGAATCCAGGAAGTTCTACACAGCAGAATAATGTTTCTTTTCCAGACCACATTAAGCGAGTCTTAGACTTGTATAGAAACTTTTAATGGCAGCGGGAGATTTAGCAAAATTAACTAAAACTCTAAGTGATAGAATGGCACAGAGTTCCGCTACATATAGAAAAGAAATAGCAAATAAAGAAATCCACTATATAACTATAAATCAAAAGCTAATAGAAAAAGAGATTAGAGCAGAGATGGAGGCCCGTGGTGCCACTAACAGCAAAGGCGAGCTAGCACAGAGTATAGAATCTATAATAACTGCTCAAGTACCTGTTATGTGTACAGGCATCTATAAAGATATTAAGAGCTATAACGCTTCAGGATTAAAACGTACTGCAGTATCTAGTCTTGTGGGTACTCCTAGAAATTTTTCTTTCGTTTTAGCACAGGCTACGAAAGGCGGATCTACAAGTGTATTTAACGCGTTTAGAAGAATAAAAAACAAAAATCAAAGAAACCTAATAAAACAGATAAAAGTACAAATTAAGAAGTTAAATAGTGGTAGAACAGCTAGTCAAATAGAAGAACCAACTAGTAATTTTTTAGATATTGGTCACGCAGGGGGCTCCTCTATTGCAGAGCAGAAGAAAAAATCCGTAGAGGCGGCTTTATTCCAGTTTGGGACTACTCTTGATACGAACTCTAAAAAAATGTTGAAGACTTTAGTAGCTGAACTTGGTATTAATGTTAAAGCTAATACCGGAAAAGAGCCCCGGGTATTATCAGTATCTATAGAGAGCAGTAGATTAAACAAATTAAAAGGCTCTAGGACAGAGAAACAAATTGTAGTTGATCTTAATAAAGATTTGCAGACACTATTAACAGTACTTGGAGGAGAATTCTGGCTTAATCAAAAAAGTTCTGATTCCAAAAAACAACAAATAGTAAAAAGTATTTTAAACCCTTTTGCAATTATTGCGGCTACGTCCCCTTTTATAAAAGCAACATTCAGAACAAGTAAGGTAAAGAAAGGTACCTCAAGTTCAAAAGGTAAAAAAATTAAACCTAGTACGAAAAGGGCAAAGCCTTTTATTGATACGGGTAAAGCAGATACTGGAACAGCGCATACTAATAACAGTCGGAGCTTATTTTCTGTTATTGCTATAATAAATAAAGAGCTGCCTAGTACCGTGGCAAAGAATATGGGAGCTCCTAGACTGGAAAATAGAACAGGTAGATTTGCAGCAAGTGTAAAATTACAGGACGTAATTTCTACTCCTAAAGGTTACCCTAGTTTTGGATACACTTACGAGAAAGACCCTTATCAGGTATTTGAAGTCGGCATAGGTAAGTCTCCTTGGGCAAGAGGAAATCGAGACCCCAGAAAACTTATAGATGCCTCTATACGAGAAATTGCAAGTCAAATGGCATTAGGAAGATTTTATACTAGGAGATTATAATGGCTAATGAAAGACTATACACCTCTAGACGAGGCGGTATAACAAGAGCACTAGCCGATGTATTAAGTAAAATAGATGGACGAGGATTGTATCATCAAGCTGTATCAGAAACAAGTCCTCGACTTAAATTCTGGGATGAAGTGGAAGAGTTTCCTGCAGTTCATTTAAATGCTGGAAGTGAGAGTAGAGATTACCAGACTGGAGGATACAAGGATAGATTTTTAAATATAACAGTAAGATGTTATGTAAATCAAGAAGATTCTGTAGGTGCTTTGGATGAGTTATTAGAAGATGTAGAGACTGTTCTTGAAGAAAATAGTAAATTAAAATACCATGATAGAAATGGTCTAGAACAATTTACACAACAAATCACAATTATTAGTATAGATACTGATGAAGGTGTGTTAGACCCTCTTGGAGTCGGAGAGATTTTAATAGAGGTTCGTTATTAGAAAATACAGGGCAAGAACAAACGTTCACGACCCAGTCTTTTCAAGTTCATAGG